TATAAATCTTCCTGATCTTTTACTGTTTGAATATCTGCTAACTGAGTTGCGTTACTAGAAAGCTCTTGTACGAGTTGTTTGAAACCTTCAGAATTGAAGAGTTCGTTGTAATTATCAAAATAAGTTTCAAGCTCGGGTGTCATAAGTTTCTCTAAAGTTGTCTAACTATATTATTATTATATCATGTTTTTAAAAGAATGTCAAGCTTTTTTTGTAGTTTTTCTTCTACGTCCAGAAGCTGTAACGGCGTGTTTAATTTTAGCAGGTCCTGTTTTACGTTTAGCTGATGACTTTTTTTCTGCTGCGGTCATCTTAGCTGCAACTGCTTTAGGTCTACAAGAAGGATAAGGACGTTTACTTTTGGTAGCTGACTTGCGTCCACAAGGCTTACCTGTTTTAACATCCACCCAGTTTTCGTTAAACCACTTAGTTAATCCACCTTCGGCTTTACTCATAAGTGCCACCACGTTTCTTATACTCTTTAGTCAACCAGCCTGAAGCATAAGCACTAGGCCAAACTTTATACTTACGTTTAGCTTCTGCCTTAACACGAGCATACAATGCTTTGTTTTTAGGTTTAGGACTAGTTTTTGTTTTAGCCATGACTACTTCTTCTTTTTGTTCTTCTTGTTAGTAAGCATACGCCCGTTACGCTTAGGCATAGCTGGCTTCTTCTTTGGCTTAGTTGATTTCATTCCGTATCCGGGCATAACACTCTCCTTACTTTTTATGAACCTTTTGAACTGCAAAATCCGCTGACTTAGTCGCGCCTTTATGCGGCTTATAGCCTTGAGATGGATCTTTCATCAGCTTGTATTCTTTACCGGACTTCATCCAGTGATAGCCTTTAGGTGCATTAACCTTCACAGTTAACTCCTTACTTGATAGTAGTCTTCAATTGTACACCGGACTTGTCGTCCTTCATGTTTAACGTATATTGGTGCGCCTACTCTAAGCCACCGTAGTGATACTTGAGTTACGTCTTCAGATACTGCACAGTCCGGGACTACTACGTACTGTTGATCTGCTTTCTCAACGAGAATCTTGGTGTTAGCTGATGCCTGTAAAGACAGCAGCATTACCGCTACTAATAACTTTTGCATTGTGTTCTCCTAACGTCATCTCGACGTGCTATAGCCTCACGGCTGTAAGTTTAAGTTTTTACCATTTAACCTTATCAGCCCAATAAGCTGCTGACATTTTACCTTTAGAAATGTTCTTAGCGTGTCGTGCTTTGAACGATGCTCGCTTTTTCTTCATGCGGTCAGACTCGCCTGCTTTAGGCTTACCTGCTGTCTTAGCACCTTGCTCACCAAAACGAATAGTCTTAACTTTGTCGCCTTCCTTAGCAACAACTACATGAGACTTCTTAGGATGACTAGGAGTCCTCTTTGGCTTGTTGAACCCGCTTACGCCCGCCCGTGCTAGTCTTGGGTCTTTCTTTGCTGGCATTTTGTAATTCCTCTACTTTCTTTGTTAGCTCTTCTATTCGTTCTTCTAAAGGGCTTACCATATCTTGCATTCTATTTAAGAACATTTGAAACTCAGTGTTTGTTAACATGTTTTATCCTTAGTTATAAGGGAACCATTCTCCAAACTTACGAACATATATTAATATAACCGTAGTGTCTGGTGTGTTGATTGTTACTGTTGTACTGCCAAATTCATCTATGTTGTATTGGGCAATGTTAAAGAAGGAAGAAGAAGACGTAATATTAATGTCACCTATGATTTTCACAGTGTTGGCTGTAGTCAACTTTACCATCACTGTTTCACGATCTTTAGGTGTTGGGTTTAACACTATGTCTACGTCTGCACTGCACCGTAGTATCTCAGTCCCAGAAGTAGTATGACTACCTGAAACCTCATACGCCTGCGCTATACCTAAGTCTGCTCTGGATTGTGGTATGTAACTCATTAGATTGCCAACCACTCTTTAAATTCTTGGATGTACACCAAGTGCAATGTTGTGTCGTCTTGTTCAACAATAATACTTCTAGCGCCATACTCATTGATGTTGTATTTAGCTACGTCGTAGTAAGACATGTTGACAATGTTGATCTCACCTACAATGTCTATCCTATCGTCTGTACGGCAGTTGACAATAACTGTCTCACGATCCTGCGGATGTTCTCTAAGGTTGATAACAACACCAGCAGTAACCTTGAGGATCTCAGAACCACCTGTTGTATGGTTAGCTGTGATAATCCTAGCATTAGCGTTTTTAAGATCTGCACGACTAGCCATGCTGCCCATAGAGATGTTGTACACATTGGGTGCCTGAGCCTCGTTAATGTCCTTCACAGAGCCTGCGTCTACTTCCTCACCGTTGGTAAGGGTTAACACTAAATGCCCGTCAAAGTCCACTGTGGCGTCCTGAACGCCTACTCCATCTTCCCCGTTAGAACCGTCTGCTCCGTCCTTACCGTCAACACCGTCCTTGCCGTCTTTACCTACACCTATATCACCCTTGTCGCCTTTAGGTCCTTTTTCACCTGTAGGTCCGGGATCCCCTTTGTCACCCTTTTCACCACGAATAGCTTCTACTGCCTGTATCTTAGACAGTAGTTTGTCGTAGAGGGCTGTAAGTTTTAAGTCCACGTTCATTCTTGGTTAAGACGTTGCATCAACATTTGTTCAGCTTGACGTGTTTCTTCGTCACGCTTTTCTACTTGTTGGGTTCCTTTCTCCCTTGCTTGTACTTCACGCTCTTTGAGTAATGTTTCTGCTACACGCATACGACGCTCAAACTCTCTGTCGTCTTGGTCACCTTCTTTGAGGTTACGTGTGATAGCGTTGATCTTGTCAATCTCAAGCTCTTGAGGAACAACTGCTGCTTCTGCTGCAAGCTTGGTAGCCCTAGCGTTAGACTCTTGAGCCTGCGCTGCCAGTGCTGCTGTCTGAGACTGCTGGAACTGCATTTGCAATTGCTGTGCTTGTTGTTGCATCTGCTGTGCTTGAGGGTTAGGTTGCATAGCTTGTTGCATAGCCGCAATAAGTTCTTCACGGTTAGACAAGTTCATATTGTCAATGATGCTTTGGATCAATGTGTTGTACAGCGGTGACTGTCGATCCATAGTCTGTAACAACTGTACAAGCTGAGTTACCTCGTACTCACGAGCAATGATGCCCAGAGTAGAGCTAGCATTGAACTTGTAGTCAGCTACAGGATAGTTTTCAGGATCAAACTGCATGTAACGATAAGCAGCCTTCTTAACAAATGGAATCAAGAAAGACTGTTGGAAGTTGATTAGTGTGCGCTTGTGACGTTTGATAATAGCGCCAAGAGACATACTAATACCAGCGGCAGTAGCCTCGCCGTTAACGCTGCCAGCAATTCCGGCTGAGTCCACGGCTCCGGTTGCTTGCTGTACCATCTGCTGCAAGGCTCCGGCCTGAGCAAAAGTAATCTGGCTAACTTGACCAAAGTTGAATGGTTGAAGAACTTCACGAGGATCTCCGTTTGTTAGAATCATCTTACCGGGACGTACTTCAGGCTTAGCGCCTCGTGGAAGTCTCGTTGCGTCAATAGCCATCATTGGGTGAATAGTTAAACTAAGAGCATCAATACGTGCGCGTAGCTCTGTGTCAAGTGCTTTTTGACTGTTATAACCTTTTTCACATACACCACGACCCCAGAAACGTCCGGGAACAACATCCCAAGGGAATGCTACAACAGGACGGTCTTGCATCATGTAAGGATTTTCTTCAGCCTTAAGAAGGATACCACCGTTAGCGATCACCACAACGGCTTCTACGTACTTTGACTTAGACTCTTCTTCCTCTACCAGCTCTTCTGTTTCGTCGCTCACAGCGGATTCTAGAAGCTCTCGTGGCACTAAACCATAATACTTAGTCAAACGTACTTTGTCGTCGTTATAAATTGTTAGGTCTTGATCAGGTTCCAAGTCAGTATCAGAAGCGGCAGGACCAACATAAGTGTCACGGTATACTCCCTGTTCTTGTAGTAGTTCTACTTGGTGACGACTAACAAACTCATCAACGGCTACGCCCATAGCATCATCAACAGAAGTAGCTACAGGATCAATCAAGAAATTCTGAGGCAGTACAGGCTTAAGCTTTACCTTTACACGGTCTGTCATGCTAACGCCTACTGCTTGTAAGTCTCCACCCATAACAGGTTGAGTAGCAGGAGCCATCTCTTTCATTTCTTCAATTACAATTTCACCAATGCCTGTACCAAACACAGCAGCATTAATAAGACATTCAGCAACGGCCTTACGTACCATGCAGTCTTCAAAATCTTCAGTTAGCTTTTTTCTTAAAAACAAAACATCCTGACGCTCTGTGTCGCCAAGATTATCGCTTACATCAAACCACTTACCACGACCAAACGTAGCCTCTTCTAGTTCCGCTACATTAGACTCAACTGCTTGCTGAAGTGCAGGAGAAATAATACGGGAACGCTCAGACCCACGCTGGCTGTCAGCAGGATCCCATTGACCACGCCACAATCTATAATATTCTTCAAATCTCTGTTCATAGTTACTTTCGTAGTAATCCCTCCAATCTTCACATTTTGTAATGATCCAATCCTCAAGAGATTCTTCGATCATTAACGGATCTGCTTCATATAAATCTGTCATATTAATATCCTGCTACTACGTCTAAGATTTCGTGGTCTTCGATTTCGTATTCGTAGTCGTAAGCCACATTAGCTAACTGGTCGATGTATGCTAAAGCATCTATCAAGTCATCGTGGGTTAAAGGATCAGGAAACTGAAATAGTTGATCAAGAAACTTACTATTCCACTCTCCCGTGTTTAGTGTTATGTAACCGTTTTCAAAACGTCCTTGCAACGCCCACATTACTCTGTCGGTCTTCTTTTTGTTACCGTGAGTAAGCTCTTCTACTCTAAAGAACATACCGTATCTTTTTTGCATGTCTAGCAAAGGAGACATTACAGCCTGTTTAGCAATACCTCTTTCGATTCCAACCGACACGGGACGGTAATCTCTAACGGCCTGAAATATCTTAGCTGCTGTTTCGTCAAGTGTCCATCGACCGTATATGATATTGTCAACATACCAACCATGCTCACTGACCTTAACCACGGCAATCGCTGTTTCGTCAAGCTTAGAACTTTTTGTCTTCTTTTTGTTGACCTCTTCAAAGCCAGCCAAGTCAACGGCAATGTAATAATCTCCTACTTCAGGTTTATCCTCGTCAAAAGATACCCAGTCCTCTTTAAACATTTCTGACCCACGAGCTTCAAACGACGCCATAAATTCTTGACGGAACGCATAGCTGGACATACTGCGTTTAGCAATATCAATTTCTGACGGGTCCAATAAAGGATTATCGTAAGATGTAAAATGCCAAGCTTTGTACGTAGGGTCATCATCTAACTCCGCATATTTGTAAAGTTCGTAGAAGTGGTTCCTTCCCATCGGTGTGCCTATGAACATTGCACATCCTTTTTGGTCAGCCAAGGCAGGTCTCAAGATCTGCTCAAACACCTCTGGCTTCATGTCAGCGTACTCGTCCATGACTAGAAACTTGAGGCTAACACCTCGCATTGTCTCTGGTCTGTCGGCACCTTTGAGGCTGATTGTGGCTCCGTTAACAAGCTTAATTTGAAGATTATTGATATGACTGCCACTGATAACAGGGTGGCCCAGCTCAAGCAGGGTTTGCCACATGATGTCTCTGGCTTGTCCTTGAGTAGGTGCGACGTAAAATACATGACCTTTGTCTGCCTGTAGTGCGTTAACTATTAACATCCATGCTGCTAACCTAGACTTGCCTGTACGTCGTCCAGCAGCTACTATTTTAAATCTTACATTGTCTGCCCAGACATCCTGTTGCCAAGGCAGTAGTTCTATATTAAGATCCATTAAAGTTACTAAACGCTTGTGACTGCTCTACCAGCTTAAACGTAAGCGACACTTCAACATTACTCGACGCCTGAGACGCTTGAGCCTTTACGATATCTCCGTTGTGCAAAACAAAAATAGGCGCATCTGATTGACCGCCAAGTATCTCTCTGTTTCCTGAGTTAATACTTGTGCCGTCAAGCAAATACATTTGATCTACGTCAGAACTGTTTGTCCACTTAAGATCAACGCTGTTTGTGCTACCACCGTGATTAGCAACGTACACATAGTTAACGTACACAACGTATCCGTTAGGGATAGTCAGTATAGTTGTTAGCGTATTGTCGGTAAGCGTAGCGTGTTTAGTATAGTACATTAGTATATCCAGATAACAGGTGTAGTACCACGAGTATCAACGTGAACAAAGTCAGAAGCAACGCCTATTCCTGTAAAACCTAGCTTTAACGCATTGTTTACAAGACTAAAGCGATCAGCGGCATTTGTTATTTTTATATCTGCCGCGATCCCTTGGGCATGCGTACCGGGTACTTCTTTTTTATTTTCTATAGGGTGCATCGTAGGATGCCTATACCCACTTGTTATTACAAAAGGAAAACCACAGTACGCCCGTAACTCGTCAAGCTTCTCTAAGAACTCCATCTCCATGTTATTAGTGCCAGTAACCTGACAATCAAACTCTTCGCGTGTAAAATGCTTAAGACTCATTTACTTCTCCTAGCGAAGAATCGACTGTTTCGCCTTCTATAACTGTAGGTTCACTTACATCTACCGCACCAACACCACTAATGTTAATCTGAATGGCATTACGTCCACCATCCTTAACAATATCCTTCTCAAATGCTGCAACAGGAAGAATCCTGTCCATAACAAGTTTCCATGCTGCTGCTTGATTCTTATGATCGTGGTCAAGAGCTGCGTCAAAGATAGTATCAAGCACCTTTCTTGACTTTGGAGACGCTAACATCCTTGCTTTGTATTCGTTAATGACGGCAGCGTCACCCTTTGGGCGACCAACAGCGTTGCGATTACCTTTTTTTACTGTTGTAACGTCACTTTTACGCGGTCTTCCACGCTTTCGGCGAGGAGGATTATCAACATCTGACATACATACCTCTTTAAAGACTCTTTAAAGTTACGTTACCGTACATTACCGTAAACTTTTAATAATATATTTATTAATTCATCATTACCGTGACGGTAAAGTATCTTTAAAGACATAATATACTATTTATTGTACCATATTTTTAACGGTTTGTCAAGCATTATTTTTAAAGAAAACATACTGTCCTTTAAACTGTACAGTCACGGTCCAGATTCTGCACTGCTAAGTGCTTGTTTTCTATAGAGTTTACTTGTTCAGAACTATGGGCTGTATTAAGTTCTAATTTTACTCTTTTTTGTGTCTGAGAAGGATCTCTGTTGTTGTCGCCGTAGTCTTCCCCTCCCCCGCCTAAGTTGTTGTTAATGATTCTCATTCGCATTTGATAATGATTCTCATTCGTAAACGCTAATGATTCTCAGTTGCATATAAGGATATCTTTATATTCGCATATCTAAATAGAGACATGTGAGAGTCTGAGTAGGACCATTCAGGGCGTGAATGTAAACCCAGTCAACATCATTGGTATGCATAATTCAGCATATGAATCTGGATCGTGTTACCTATAAGCAGCATGAATGTGTTACCGGTAACAGTAGCGTTACCCAAAATGTGTTACCGAGTGTTACATTGCACCAAATTAGTGCATGTTTTAGGTAACATTTCAGGGGATGGTATTTGTAAGTTATTGATTTACAAGGGTTTTTCATCGATGGCACGGATACTGCAACATATTTGGCATGGGCACTGCCTGCCCGTAATTCTGGTAACATGTTACCGCAACGTCCAAGGAGGACACGAAAATGACACTACCAACCACACGACAGATCACCGATTCCGCTATGGCCTATGGCCGCCTTGCTGGTCACATTCGAGCATTCTTGCCAGTGATCAACGTTGACGCGCACGGCAATGTCTCAGGAATTGACGCGTTAAAAGACGCCGTTGAAATCATCGCCGCAAAGCGATCCACTAAAGAGCTACGCGCACACGATGACGCGGACGGCGGCAAGGCTAAATCAGCGCTGAAAGTGCTACGCGTTACACTCAGACGTGAGACCAAAAAGGATATCGAAAAGGGCGGAATAGGTCTTGATATCACATTCAACATTAAAGACGGTATCTGCAACTTCTACATTCACGAGTCAGAAGAGTCAGAAGAGAATGAGAAGCGCGACATTTTGACCACACTAGCTCAAAAGCTGGACGCATCCGACGTACCGGACAGCATTCTTGAGATGATCGCCGAGGAAATGCGCAAACTGTCAGTCTAAACCCGCTCAACCGTAGCAGTAACCTTTGCGCCTCTTTTGGGGCGCTTGTTTGCTTGTGCGTATTCGTTCGAGTATTCACAACCAAATAACTGGTAACATGTTACCGATTTTCAAGAAGGTGTTTTTATGTCATACGATGAAAAGGTACAAATGTTTTGGCTTACGACGTGGGTCGTTGTAATTTTTGGTAACGCTCTTGTATTCATGCCTTGAGGGAGACGACGATGTTTGAACAATGGCAACCATGGTGGGACGTTGTCCTACTACTAACCACGACAGGCGTCGGTTTTGTACTGTACGCTCTTACTAACGACGAGGAATAAATGATGATTAAGCAAATTAACT